GGCGACCAGGCATGGCGGAATTGATACCAAAGTGCACGGCTGCACTCGTTACCAATTTGGGAACCACCCAAGTGTGGCCGATGCTCGTTTTTGCGCTTGTTCTGATAGTGCTCAAATATCTTTTGCACCGTGATCGGTGTTGTGTGCTGTTCCAAATTCATCCGTCTCTCCTTCTACTCAGTAAAGCGGCCCACACGGGGCCGCTCCCTGAAAAGAAGTCACCGCTTCCAAGGTGGTGTTGCTGCCGCCGCAGGGGCCGCTTGGGCGCCACCTCCACTTTCTGGTGCCGCATACTCCTTGATCTCGTTGCTGGCGCTGTACTGCCCGTCTGCGGGCTTCACAGACACCTTCACCATAAACGGCTTGTCATGCAGGTCTGAACTGTCCCGTGGCGTCATCACACCCACTGCTCGGCAAATGCCGGACAATGTGCGCTGGGCAATCTCTACCGCCGTGCTGTTGGGGTTGTTGAGGTTCAGCCGCTCAATCAACTTGCGCCCTTGGTGCTCGCCCTCAATTACCTCAGCGCTCAGTTGCAGGTAACTGCCTGTCTGCGCCTTGGTGGGCTTTTCCTCAGATGCCGTAAAGACTGCCTTATACCAGCCCGCAGGCAGTGGGACGTATTCGGCTTGTGGCTCAACTGCGTTTGCGTCAAATCCGTTAAGTTGCATGTGGTTTCTCCTTATTTAGCCACAAAGTTGTCGAATGGGTTGCCGCCTTCAAACGTGAAGGGCAGCGGTTCAGTGATGTTAAAGCGGTTCTTGGTAACGCTGGCAGCCTGCGGGAAGCAGATGATTTCACGCTCACCGGAACTGATCGCGCGCTTCTTGTCGCCATCTCCCCGCGTAAAGGTCTTGAGCCGTATCATGCAGACCGCATCCACGTTGTCGGTGTAGTGGGGCAGGCTCTTCTTGTGCAGCCTCACAGAGTAGCGCGTGTAAGGATCAAAGTCCGGCAGATCCATTGTTTCCGTGTCAGCGTGGCCGATGAAAACAACATTCATGCCTTTCTCATAGGCCAGCGCCCCAGCCCAGTCGCGGATTAAACGGTGCCGATCTGCTGCCGTGCTATACCCAGCGCCGTAACCGCCACCCGCTTGGTTGATGCTCTTGGCCTTTGCATCCGCCGCCACAATCTCGCTCTCAATCATAGTGGCAAGCTGTGTGATGCTGTCCAAAACCAGCGTCTTGTGGTCATGATCCTGCGTTGCCAAAGCCTCAATCGCGTCCAGCACGTCTTGGCTCGTTTGTGCGAGCGGAAACATGCTCACGTTCTCGTTACCGATCAAGGACGTGGTGCCGTCCTCCGTCCGTATAATAACAGGCTTTGGAAACATCGCCGCCAGCGTTGTTTTGCCCATGCCGCCCTCGCCAAACAGCGTCACAATAATTGGACGCTGCCCGCTGGGCTTGCTCAGTTGTGATAGATCAATCGCCATTACTTCATCTCCTCCACTTTCACGCCGATCTTGCCCGGCTTTGTTGTAAATGCTGGTGCAATACCAGACCAGAACTGCGGCTCATTGTTGGCCAAGTATTTCATGCCAGCAGCATCCGCCTCGATCTTAACCTTTACCGGGCGCAGTTGTTCTGGCACCTTGTACTTCACACGCTCCCACATATCAGGATCAACAGTTCGTCTGACAGGCTGTGTCAGCGTGACCTTATACTTTTCCAGTTTGTGGGTGATTGAGCCTTCATCCTTGGCGTCCAGCGCCGCAGTGATTTCTTGCTCGATTTTCAAGCGCCACTTGTTGGCCGCTTGTTCTTGTTGTTTAGCTTCCAGCCATTCGGCTGCTAGTCCGTCGATATTGCTCATCTCGCAACTCCTTTTCTACTTCTCAACACAACAACCTTTACAAACTATATATCCCAATGTAAAGCTGTTTTTGCAATTATTTTCACAAAGGGGAAAACATGGAAAATCTTATGTCTCTGGAAAAGATCAAATGCCTGCTTGAGGACCGCCGCCTGACCGTAGTGGCCAAGCGGTGTGGTCTGTCATATCCAAGCGTGCAGGCTGTCGCCAAGGGCCGCGAAAACATCAACATGAAAACATGGCGCAAGCTGTCTGATTACTTCAATCAGCCCACTTGTGAATAATGGATGGGCGCCCTTTTCCGCCCTCCGGCTTTATCGTCAGGCGGTCAATCGGATAGTCCTCAACAACCATTGCAAGAAGGCCGTCTCTCTCGAACTTGCGCAAGTTACCAAGTTTGGGGACGGCCTTCATGAGTTCACTAATCTTTAATCCAGCGGATCCGGCAGCTTTAATTGCCTGAGACACCTGCTTGCGCAGGCTGTCCGTATCGCCCTCGCTCAAGTTCTCCGTCAGTGCGTTCAGCGCCTGCGTTGCATAGTAATCCACATAATCAATCGCCCACTGTGCTGACGCCTCGCTGATCTCCCTATCGCCCAGGCTCACCGCCACAATCAGACTCACGCGCATAGCAATTTCGCGCGTCCGGTTCAGCATGTCCGCCTGAACCTCCATCTTCATTGCTTCCTGCCGATCAATGATGACCTGCTCATATTCCCGAAACAGGCGCTCTGCCCCAGACGTAAACTGCACGAGCACAGGCTCCGGCGGAAACTCAGGCCCATTGTCCTGCAAGTTGCCCGCAGCCCCACTGGCCTCGCTGCACGCCTTAACCCATGCAACCACGCTTGATGGCGGATCAATCTGGGATGGCTTGCGAGACAGTCCACGCCGTCTCTTGCTCTCAACAATGATAAACCGGTTCAGAAAACCGCTCGCAATGTCCTTGCCGCTCAGTGCCTCGTAGAACGTCTCTGGTGTAGTCATGCCGATCACAGATAGCGAAGGCCGATCAACCTCAACCTCCATGCTTTTGCGCTGTCCCTCTGTCATGCCTATCGTTGCATAACTCAGGTTCCGGATCGTTTTGGTTTGCCTCCCAAATGCCTCCATCATCATCGTCAGCGCGTCTTTCTTGTGCTGGTTTCCCTTAGCCCCCGCCGATTGCAGCATGGCCCCAAACTCATCAATCACGGCCAAGTGCGCAGGCTTTGCCAGCAGGGCAGACAAAACACCTGTGGCGCTGGTGTAGCCATTCGGGCCTCGCAATTCTTTCTTGTCGCCCGCTCTCAGCACGTCCTCAATCACCGTGTTGGCGTGCTCTTTCCCGCAGCCCGTCTTGCCGATGTTCAGAAAGAACAGGCCGGTCATATTGTTGTTGTCCGTGATAAAGCGCCGCCCCATCACAACCGCCCCCAAAGCAAGCGCCGTCTGCACGTCAAACTGAGGCTGCGGCTTGATGCACGTTGCCGCGCTGTACTTCACCACCTCGCCCAGCACACCCGGCACGGTCAGCAGGTGCTTAGGTATTCCCTCCGCCTTGCCCTTGCCCATAATATTGGCAGCCACACTGGCCCCGTGGCGCATAGCCTCACGGTCCTCTTCTGTCGGCCCTTCCGGTAGGCTCTCAATCTCCAGAAGATCCGCAGCAGCCTTCACAGCCGCTCCTGCGTTGCCAAGGTGATGGTACTGGCAAAACACCTCAAACGCATCAAAGCTGTGCTCTAAATCAAACGGGTCGCTTGCGTGATGGCTATACGCCCGCCCATCGTCAAATATCACCACGCCTGGTATCTTGCTCGTGCTGTTTGGCGACAGCCACCGATTTCCCATCTGCCGGTATCCAGCGTCCGTCAATGCCTGCGCAATCGGCACCGCCTCATTATATGCACCGATCACGTCTTGGCTCTCATTGCCAACCCGCCGCACCTTGGCGCTCGGTGGCTTAAACTCAGGAGCACGCCTCCAAGGGCACAGATCTGCCAACTGAGGCCTAAACCGATCCCACTGCCGCCAGATCGTCAGAAGCTGCTCAGGAAGCGCAGGAAGGCCGTTTGCTATGTCAGCCCCCGCCCAGGTGTAAGGTCGCCCTGTATCGGGGTGTATAGACGGTGGCAGCACGTCCTGCACCGATCCTGCCCGCAACTCAAACACCACCTCTGTCTTTCGCGGATCGCCCTTAACCGGCCAGCTAATCTTGCGCGTCGTCAGCGGATCTCCAGCCGGTGCAGCAAACAGCGCTTTACCTCGATCAGGGCGACCTACAATGCGAGGGGCCGTTTCAAGGATAGCATCAAGATCAATGCCCAGCGCCTCAAAGATGGTGCGCGTGTTCAGCATGTGGTCAATGTCCAGCGCAACCGTGCCGCTTAAACTGTGCAACAGACCAATGTTGTGGCTCGGATTGGTTTCCCAGAACGCAGGATCCGCAGCCTTCGTTTGCCAGCCGAATGATGTGGGTGCCTTGCTGCCCGCCGGGATGGCCACAAGGGCAAAGCCAAGCGACGCATAATGCTTGGCAAAGTCAAATGTTGTTGTTAGGTTATGGCTCATTGGAACCCCGCTCCCTTTTAGGTTTCAATCGTGCCCTCGGCTGTTAGCGCAGCGCGGGGGCTTTTTCGTTCCCCATCGTTACGACCTGACCCCCGATCTGTAAAGCCACAAATTTAATGATCGGGGAATAGATTTTAATCCTTCGTTGATTTCGGGTCTGCACGATTTAATAAAATTTAGTCGTCTACGAACAAACAAAGTGAAGCCAGCATAGCCAAGGAAACAAGGGGTCTCTCTATATATATAGGTTTTTTTTATTTTATTCTTATTATAGTAGACACCCTCTCTCTCTACCTTCCCTACCCACCCCCCTTATAGGGTTTCCACATTTTATAGAAATTAACCTTGCGCCCCTACCCCAAGAACGGCTACACATGCCTCAAGACATTTCCTCCCTGGTTTGTCTCCTCAACTTCCCCCGCCATTGTGCGGGGGCTTTTTTTTGCGTATGCTCATCTCATGGATGAGCCTATGAACGCCGGTGAGATTGCATATGAGTTGTTCGGCTTTGCCGATCACCTGATCGAGAGCGGTGAGGATCCAGAGGATGTTCGAGCCGCCTTCTGCGCGGTTGCAATCAGGCTCAGGGAAATCAGCGACGAAGCTGACGCCGATGCCCGAAATGTGATATTGAGAAACATGCAGCGAGCTTTTCCACTACAGGGGTGAGCTTTTCCATCACAGGGGTCCGTCATGTTCAAATTCGAACTCAATTCAAACAGCAAGAAGGTCAACGCCCAACTGGCAAACCTGACCATGCGCCAGATCCCCTTTGCCGCCTCCAAGGCTCTGAACCGCACGGCCAACGAGCTGAAAGACTGGAACCGGATCCAGATGAAGCGGCGCTTTGATAAGCCTGTACCGTACACGCTCAACGCTTTCATGGTTGAACGCAGCAACAAGCGAAAGCTGATCGCAGCGGTTCGGCGTAAGGATAAGCCGTCTGGCAAGCATTACCTCGAAGTGCAGGCCAAAGGTGGACCACGCCCCCGAAAAGGTGTGGAAAAGATGATGGACCGGCGGATTGCCTATAACGGCATTCTGCGTGCCGTTGTGCCCACCTCGAAAGGCAACGGTAAAACCAAGGCCGGCGGGATCAACATGGGCGAGGTCAACCGCGCTCTTGCTGGCCTCGGCGCATCCTATTCAAGCAATACCTACACCCGCAACAAGCAGCGTGCAGCAGAGAGCAGGCGCAACCTGCAAAAGAAACCTACCCAATACTTTGTTGGTGAGCCCGGTTCTGGCAAGAACCAAACCGGCGGTATCTACAAACGATCCGCTGGCGGCAAAAAGATCACCAAGGTTTTCCACCTGCTTGACTACAGCCCGCAGTACCAAAAGAAACTGCCGTTCAAACAATACATGACCCGCCAAGCGAAGCTATCCTTCCCCAAAAATCTCAAGCGCGAGATGGTCGCGGCTATGCGGACCGCAAAATTTCGGTGAGCTTTTACCACGGAGGGGTCTGAGCTTTTCCATCGGAGGGGTGAGCTTTTCCACTACAGGGGTCTGAGCTTTTACCACGGAGGGGTCAAAAAATCCCCATGCGGCACCGCAGAAATCGTTTTCTGCACCGCGGCATCTACATGTAGTGGTCGGCGGCCGCTTCGGCACAAGATATGGTGTGGCGCTTTTGGATTCAATCTAGATATAGGGCACCGCGCCCCGTTGCCCCTAGATATAGGGCTTGGCCCCACATTTTGTGGCTCGACACCCCATTGCCCCTAGATATGGTGCCGCTCCGCTTTTCTTGAAATTATTGCAATAAATACTTGCCGTCGGTCGCGGCGTTTTATAGATTCCTGGTAAGCGGTTGAAAAAAATGGCCGCGCAAACCAGGAGAAAAAAATGCTAAATATTTTTACCGGCCTATTTATGGGCGCGCTTGTATCCGCCGCGCTTTTTGGCCCCGCGCTTGTATCTGTAGAGCGCGCCACGCCAAGCGGTTTCAACGTACTTTGGGGCGATTCCGGCTTTCATTTTACGGGGGTGGCGCAATGAAACATTCAATTCCCACGCCGCAAACTAAAACCGCGATCAAATCAGCGCTTGCCGCGCTTGGTTATACTTTCACAAGCCTGCTTGCCGCGCCTATGTCAAACCCCAAGATTGCAAAAAGCGCGAAAAAAGCCGGCGTCATGACGTTTGTGATGCATCTTGCGCCGCATACTGCGAGCGGCTTTAACACTTGCGCAAGCGCGACGGATGCGTGCATAGGGCCCTGCCTAGATAAAGCCGGGAACCCGGCTGCCGGTGATGCAAAGCGCACAGCGCGCATTGCACGCACACAAGCTTTTTTCCGCGCGCGTCATTTATTTCTTGCCTTGTTGCGAATCGAGATTGATGCATCCGTGAAAAAAGCGCGCCGCGCTAACATGGACTGCGCTTTTCGGTTGAACGGCACGTCGGACATCCGGTGGGAAGCCGTGCGATTCCCAAACGGCAAATCGGTCGCTGATTACATCACGGCGCAAGGCGCTGTGCTATATGATTACACAAAGCACGCAAACCGTCGCGCGCCGGAATCATATCATTTAACCTTTTCATATCTTGGCAATGATTCGGCCGCGCTTGCCGCTCTTGATTCCGGCTTAAATATTGCCGTTGTTTTTGATGTAAAACGCGGCAAGCCGTTGCCGGAATCAATCAATATAGCCGGCCGCGTTTTACGCGTGCACGACGCTGATGACCACGACGCGCGCTTTTTAGATCCGTGCGGCGTCGTTTGCGGTTTGCGTTTTAAGTTTGACACCACGCGCCAAGCTCTACCGCGTGCTGATCAAATAGCAGCCGGCGTGCAATCCGGCTTTATTGTTTCAAGTGCTGATCAGCGCGTGCATTGGGAAGCACTATGAACCCGCATGAATTGATTAACATTGCCGGATTCATTGCCCTATCGATCGCAACGATCGTTATTTAAATCAGAACCCCGCCCCACCCGGCGGGGTTTTACTTTGTCCGCTTGCCCGCTTTGCGCGGGTTTTTTTTGTGCCTATACGCCAGCGCGCACAAAACGGCCCGTATAGCGCCGTCTTATCAATCCGGCACCCCTATGTGCCAAGCGCCCCAAGGTGGCCCCACAAGCCCCCTTATATCGCCTCTGACGCGCATTCCAACGGCAACGCCACCGCGCACAAAATGCGCCAAAAAAATCTTACAATAAAATGCTGTAATAATATTAT